TCAGTTCTTTAATATCGCCTGGAATAATCGGAGTATTGGGATAGTTTTGTGCATAGGTATTTTGAGCCTCTTCAACAAACTCATTAATGCAAAGGATATTTCCACCTGCAAGTCTATAACCTGTAGAAGAACCGCCTCCGCCCGCAAAAGTAGATATTACACTAAATTTATTCTGTTTGGATGCCCTGATGACATCCTCTAAACTGTATGGTTTGTACATTATTTTCTAAATTCCTTTTTAAAGACATTACTATACCATATCTTTGGGTTTTTGTCAACAACATTTTTATACTGTTGTTTTATACCCATTCCATCTTGAAATGCAAGTTTATTCCTTTCAATTATCTCCTTTGGTAATAATTTACGATAAGCCTCTTGCATTATTGCCTTTGGTTTTCTCTTTCCGTCCCAAACAATATCCTGTGACATCCCAAGAGAATTTTCAACGAGACTGGTGTTGAGAAAGGGAAGTCTTGGTTCCATTCCATATTTCATAAAAACTTTGTTACAACGGGAAAAGTTTTTCCTCTCTTGATTTCCAAATTCTTTGAGTCTTGCCGAAGTCCACCCATACATCTTTATTTTATGATAACTCATTCCATACGACAACCACAATTCATCAGACCCCTCTCCAGACAAAACTACTTTGAAACCATCATTCGACATTCTTTCCGCAAGTTTGATGCAAGGCCAAGCAATTTCAATTTGAGATTTACTGTCCATTTCAATAGTTTGAATGACCCCTCGAATCTCCTCTCGATTGGGGATATCTACCTCCACTTCGACTAATTCCATATCTAACATTTCTGCCATGATTCTAGCACACCTTAAATCAGAAGATTTTTTATTGTAAACTGCAATATATCCGACAAGGTTTGGGATAGTTTTTTTTGCGGCAAGAGCAATGACAGAGGAATCTATTCCCCCTGATAAGAGAGTACATACCGGAACGGCGCTAACAGTTCTTTCAATAGATCCCTGATCGATACACCCTTTAATTGTTTTTGCGGCATCGAATCTATTGGAGTATTTTTTAAAGTTGATATGTTTTTCAAGATCATACCAAACACCCATTTCAGTGTTTATACACCCATCATTCGTTGTTCTTATGTAAGTGCCGGGCTTCAAAGATTTGATAGTAGAAGCAGCTACACCCATAGACAAAAGACCCTTGATTTCCGAAGAGAATATGAAATGAGGAAACAGAGAAGTCTCCAATAAACTATAATGAATTGGTACTTCACCATATCTGTCTCTTATAATTGTAATATCATCATTTCCTCTAGTCCAAGCAATTGCGAACATTCCCTGAACTCGATCAAACCCGTCTATATCCTCTCTGTCAATTAAATGGGCTATTACTTCAGTATCACCATCAGTAATAAATTCAATGTCATACTTATCGGTAAGATAAGATCTTATCTCCCTATAATTCCAGATCGAACCATTAAAAATAATTGTCAAATTGTTTACAGAGAAAGGTTGATTTGACCTAGAATCTGTATCCATAACATTCAACCGAACATGGCCAAAATCCACCAAAGAAATTTTTTTAGTGTCTCTTGCGTCCGGCCCTCTATGACTGATAGAATCTAAACCAATGTTTATTTTCTCTAGGGAATAACCTCCTACTATACCACACATATTTTATTTTCCATACATATAATATAAACTATTTTGACCAAAAGTCAAGATAAAAGTGAAAATCACTGAGAAATAGCGTAGGAAATTGCTCTGGAGGCCTCCATTGTCATAGGTCTGTTTTTATACCAATTCCCAGTATCAGAATCGATCTCCTTGCAGATACGTGAAATCTCCTCGGGAGTTATCGGGTACTTGAACTTGATAGCAGTTGCAGCAATAGAGACCATTATCTGGTACATTTTCGAATACCAACCAGTTTCAGAAATAGATCGATATTCTACGACCATCGTCTTATTGACAAAGGGACAGTTGTGATAACTCGTCCACATAATATTTGTATTCGTCAACTGATTCTTACGATGAGACTCCAACTCCTTTCTCATATGTTCCGGAATGGAATCAAGGAAGCTGTTACGAAATCCATCAACATATTCATGTTTCTCCATCAACTCATTTGGACATAAAAACTTTGATTTGTTCGTAAAGATAAAATTGTTGGCATCCGGATACTGGGCAGGAACGTAGTACATACGACTCAAATCTTTGGTTTGTTTGTCCCCTACAGAATTGAACTCAGAATTCAATGCAAACCAGAAGTGGCGGATCTTATCATGGGGCACTATCTCAGTAAGAGGCAGAACAATCCGAAACTTAGGTTTCTCCCGAGTGCTCGATGCAGATGAATAAGAAATGAAATAGTATTCTTCAAATAACCGCAATGCATCCTCAAATGATGTGTCATACTCATCGATATCGAGAGCGGCCCATCGCTGCCATTGAACCACGTTGACATTTTTTCGGGTGGTGTTGTTCTTGTATGTGGCAGGTGATATTAGTGGACTCCCCTGACGAAACTCCCCCTTCTTTGGTTTATATCCGGGCTGTTTATGAAGAGAGTACAACAAAGTTTCAAATTTTTCAAGATCATTGAAAACCATTTTTTTATCCGTTTTGGTGTCAAAAATGGATTTGAATAATGTAAGGGAATACATGATGGATATACTATACCACAATTCCGAAAAATTGTCAACAAAATATGCCGGAAAACCTAAATCAAAGAACTCCGGAAAACCTAAATCAAAGAACTACTACACCTTCTTCAATCAATCGTTTTCGATTTGCCATGTGAGCATCCTGTACATCATCTTTTGATTGACCCATATACGGAACCGCGTGACCTTCTTCAATCAGGATTTCCGTGGCCATGCGTTCCCCGACTTCGAAGTCCCCGAGTATTCTTCCAAACTTCCCCTTCATATCCTCACCTTTCTTGGAAATCTGAGTACGGAGAATAGCAGTCTTTGAAAGAAGTTCCTTCAAACGATACTTGGCCGCCAGACCGAACTTTTTTTCAACCTTGTCTCGGGTTCTACTTTCAGGAGTATCAATCCCCATTATTCGAACACGTTCTTTTTTTAGCCATGTTCCAAAACCCAAATCTATATCAACATCCACGGTATCCCCATCGATCACTCTTACTATTTTCACTCTATAATCGTACATTTTAATATTTATACGAAAAAATCTTCGAGAGAAACGACTGGTTCAGAAGTCCAACCGATGGCAGACAGGATCATCTCAAGTGGATCAAGAAATGTTTTTTGAAACTGTGTCTTATAGTCAATATATTTCTTTAGGTCGAGCTCCGCTGGCAACAGTTCCGGAAAAGAAATCACATTCTCCTGAATGGAATTGGGGACCATGAGATAGAGAAACTTAATCTTGTCCCCGTTACGTATTGGTATATATTTTTTGTCAATACCATGTCGTTTGAGATAGTGGTTGTAAAGAAGAGATCCACGAACATGTATCGGAGTCCCCTTTCTATAAATCCTTTCGGCATCACGATAACCTGTGACATTACTGACACCTCTTGGAAAAGAAACTGCTTCGGCCGGAAGTGTGAAGAAATGTTTATGAAACATCTCAATTGCTTTCTGTGTTTTGGTTTCATCACCCGTAACAATGATCTTGAACATCTCATTCATGGCATCACGACAAACCTGTGGCGTTGAAGATTTGACCGCCTCGATGCCCATCATCTTGATCTTCGGTTTTGCATACTGAACACCTTCGTTGTTGTGGACATTCAAAATGTATCTCTTTTTTGCGGTCCAGATCCCACGATCCGCAATTGCCTCACGAGCCATCACCATACGGTTTGAATATGCATTTGTCATCTTAGCAAACTCCCCGAATGACTTTTCAAGTTCGGGTTCAATCTTTTCAGATCCAAACTTGTCCAGAAAATCAACCGGATTTTTGGGATTGAACTTTTCAATTAGTTCATTGACATCGATGTAAAGTGAGTCAGTGTCAATTGCGATAACACGATCTTTATCTTCTCCAAGAATCTTTGACAGATACTTATTTACAATCTTCTCACCCCAACGAATGACGGTTTGACCAGAGAGAGTTATAGCAGACGCAACCTGAAGATCAAAGTAACGAAAGTATTTATTTCCAAGAGCACCGTAAAGAGAGTTGAGTAGAATCTTGAGTGCAACCTGAAGAGTCTCAAGACGGGCCACATTTGACTGTGTTTGAAAATACTCCGAAGAACTCGAGTTTGAAATAATCTCAAGTTTTGTTTTCTCTTCCAACATTTCCTTCTTAATTTTAACCCGCTGGATATAAAGTTCCTCTACGATCTCAGGAATGATTCCTTTCTTGTCTCTACGAAATGTAGCACCATTGCAGGCAACGGCAAGGTTATCGTTAGGAACATTGACCTTTTCCTCCGAAAGAATTTTGTCCGGAGTGAGATCAGAAACGAAAGATTGTCGGACCAGAGTTTCGGGCGACATATTATATTGAATAATCAAATTGGGGTAGAGAGAATTTAAATCAAACGACATAACCCAGTTGTGCATACCTACCTTCGGTTCTTTTACATAACCGCCGGGATAATTCGTAGAGGTGGACTCTGTTGTTGGCATAACCGCAACCTTACTACGGGCAAGACGACGAAAAATAATGGAATCCCAGATTGCAGTTGTTCCCAGAGTATCCTGATAATTTACACCTCCGAGATAGGCCATAGTCAGAACCAAAGTAATCAAACCTAGTTTTTCTTCCATTCGTTCAATCAACTCAACATCTTTGATATTGTAGTCAACGAACATCTGATAATCCGCATCGTAAAGATCACGGAGAGAACCAACTTCTGAATAATCTAACTTTTTCTCACCCAGAACTACATTGGCGATGTGATTCAAAGAATATGACTCCTGATTACCATAGGTATTGAGAGTGAACTTCTTAAACAGATCCATATAGTCAAGGTGTTGAATCCCCTGATCTCAAAGATGGTGTGAGTCCTGCCCCTACTCATGATTTCTCTTTGATCAATCTTTTTCCAAGGGGAAAGTAGATTGGTTTTTGTCTCGCCCAGAAGGTATCGCATTCGGGCAACCATATAAGGAATATCAAAGAGTCTACTATTCCAACCTGTGATGATCTCTGGTGTATTTTCGGGATTTGCCCAGAAATCAATGAAAGATTCGAGCATTGAAGACTCATTGGTGAACTGACGATATTCAATTTCGAGATGATCTAGTTGAGACTTGGATTCATCGTATCTTTTGAGACCCCACACTCTATAAATTTTATCCTTTGAACTTTTGTAGGCAATAGTAAGAATTTGATTTGTGGGATTGTGAACATCCGGAAATCCTTCGCCATACGATGTTTCAATGTCGAGAAAAGCAGTATCAACCATTTTACGACTGTAACGAATTTCATCAGGAAAAAGAGATTGAATAAACGCCGGGATGTGTCGAGTGTTTCCATAAAGTTTGAAGTCATCCACACTGTTATATATTTTCTCGTGGTTGCGTACTCCTGCCATTGATTGGAAATTAATTGGTTCCACTGGAGTGCCATCTAGGGCCTTCCATTCCGTGTTCTTGTCGGGCGAGCGAATAAAAAGTTTTGGTTGATATTTTATCCTTTTCTGGATTTTCCTACCATCCCCATCATAACCTCTATAAAGAAGAGAGTTACCAAACCTATCTACACTTGTATAAAATCCACTTGAAAGAATCATAACATAATACTACACGAAACGGTGACAATTGTCAAACAAAAAAAGAGGCAAGAGGATTTGTGGCGGCCTCCTGCCTCTCTTTTTAACATCTTTCTAATTGAGACCCCAGTCTCAATAGTCGCAATTAATCTTGAAGAAAACTTTTCTTTGTTTTTGTTGACCCGATTTTAATAATCTTTGGTCTGTGTTCTTCAGGTATAACTCTCTCCAAACGAACACTCAGGATACCATTAACTAGATCGGCTCCTCGAATCTCGATATGTTCAGAGAGGTTAAAAGTCTTTGTGAACTTCCGATTGGATATACCACGATGGATATACCCATTTTCTTCTTTTCCTTCCTTCTTTCCTTCTATACTAAGAACGTCATCCTTGAATGTGACTTCAATGTCAGATTTATCAAATCCGGCCACGGCCAGTTCAATTTCATAATTATCATCATCAATACGGATGACATTATGCGGTGGATATCCGCTGTTATTGTTATTCGAGTTACTAGTGCGGGAACGCTCAAGTTCATCGAATATTCGTTCAAAACCGATAAAGGCAGAACGTGGCCAGTTTGTCGGCCAGTTTGTTGCTGTTGTTGTCATATCTATTTTCCTCCATTATTAGGCAGGTTTAGGTTTGTGAGACCCTTTCGGCATCTCATTCGAAACCACATCGTGTGGTTTAGAAATTCATTATCTATTTAGGATTTTTATTTTCGTTCCCTATTGAATATTTTGGTTTTAAATCCCAATCGACTTTAGCGCGATGAGAGATGATCTTTATCGATCTCAAATCTGTTTGTGGTTGAGCGTTTTCTTCATTTACGATGTTAAGTAATCCCCAATCTGAGAGAAGGGTTGTAATGGTATTTCGTCTTTCAATATCATTCTCTGTAAGACTTGCGTTTTTTCCATCTAGTAAAAAAAGTTCTTTGAAATGAACAATGAAATATCTCCCTTGTTTGTGGAGAATATGACAACTTTGAAATAGAGTATTGGGTATCTTCTTCGAAGAAACTCCTATACGAGTGAGTGTTTCCTTTATCTTAAGAAAATCATCAGGTTCGTTCAGTATCACTTCCAGCATATCTGCCGGAGTCCAATCATCTATAAAAGTATCCATATCACAAAGTTATTTATAGTATAATTACTTTTGGATTCCTCCAATATCAGTTAATTTTCGTAACTTTTCCAATTCTTTCTCGGAAAAGAGAGAATAAACAGCTTCCGCCTTGGATCTTGAGTAATTATACCGTTTCTGAATTGTTTTTATATCGTCCCCAAGACTCCTTTTCTTTGCCCATTTTGAGAATCGTTTCTTCGGAGATACAGCACATCTGAGAAAATCATACTGCATACGATGGGGAAGATGGGCACGAAGATTCATTTCATTTACGAAGAGAATTGTATCATGAAAATAAGATAATCCTCTATTCACAATAAAAGGAATATAAACCTTATCTGGTGATGAAGGATCACTTGGTTCATTGGATGAATCTGCCTTACATTCTCGAAGTAGATTCTTCCCTTTACCTCCCTCATTGATCGAATTGATAAACGAGAAAACTGTTAATTCATCAGACATTTACTTCCACAGTGAGGTTGACATAACTTCTGTAAGACAAGCAACAGTATTGATTTCCTGATCGGCTACGAAGGCCGCTCGAAATTGATATTCCCCGAGTGTCATTATAACACTTGGAATCGATTGCGGTTGAGCAAACTCATAAAGAGTATCATAGATTCTACGAAAAACAACTGATGAATCTACATCACTGTTGTTCGTCACCCAACCACGCATCTTTTTGAAGTCCTTATGCTTGAGATAACTAACAAGTTCGGCAACATTTTGATCGGACATTCCAACCAGAACATCGGCCGTGATTTCACCAGATGAACTATACCTTTGACACTCATTCAGAACCCTTCTCCAATCCGGAGCAAAACGCATAATCAGATCTGCAATAACCTTGTTGTTGAATTTGATGTTTTCGGCATCAAGGATCAATTGCAATCTTTTCATGAACTTCGCTGAAAGTTGGGCAAGTTGTTTCTTGTTCGTATTGAATTCAACAACGGTGCAACGCGAGTGGAGAGGTTCGATGATACGATTCTTGAAATTACATGTAAGAATGAATCGACAATTGTTACTAAACTCTTCGATGAACCCACGGAGGGCTGGTTGAGTTGACTGAGCATTCAGATAGTCTGCCTCATCTAAAATTACAACCTTGTAATCATTTCCCATCAACGATATTGAAGACGCGAACTGACGTATCTTCGACCGAAGAACATCAATACCTGATTCCTCTGAAGAGTTGATCAGAAGGTATTCAAGATCCAGTTCATTACAAAGTGCTCTTGCAACTGTAGTTTTACCAAGACCGGAAGTACCCGTCAGGAGCATATTGTGCATTTCACCCGAGTCAACGATCTTTTGGAATACTCGCTTATGAGAATCGGGAAGGATACACTCCTTGATTGTTTTTGGGCGATACTTCTCGCAAAATAAGAATTCATTTTTCATAATATAGTTATATCATAATTGAAAGGAATTGTCAATCATTTATTGTTTAGAAGTTTTTGAAGATCTTACTCTAAAACAGTATTAACCCATCCATAATATAATATAATATATTTGAGAATTCCTCCAAAAAGAATGACACCTATAACGCCATTCAAAAGAATAAGAGCTCTGTCGTTCCATTTCAAAGCGACATATAACCAACCTATTAAACCCACCATTGAACATAACATGTCATATAAGTGTAAAGAAGGACTGGCCGCCCTTAGAGATGCTGCGAGAAGGATACATATACTCGCTCCCCATTTTACATACCAAGTTATGTCTTTATATGGTGTGACTTTTTCAATAGTGTGTGTTTCCATTATCTTGTTTCCGATATAGTTTTTCATTTGATTTATTTTTTTACTAGAAATTGGTTGGAGTGGGTGGAGTATAATACTCCCTTTCCCACTCCAATGGAGCCACCTGTTAGATTCGAACTAACGACATCGAAATTACAAATTTCGCACTCTACCAACTGAGT